CCAGGCTCGACTTGTGAAGCTGCCTCTAGTCTTGGTGAGGCTATCCGGTCTTTGACCGCCGTAGACAAATCAAGCTGCATCGCGGGAACTCCCGATGCAAAGACCCTCGTGAACTATCCGGTATTTCAAGACCGGATCACATCACCCTGGAAATTCGGGGATGATCGTTCACTAGGCACCGTAAGAGGCTCACGATGGTTCAGTATTCCCAAAAACGCTCTAACTGAGCGCGCTATTGCCATGGAACCAGGCCTCAATCTCTATTTTCAACTAGGGGTTGAGACTGAACTATGGCACCGGCTAGGGGCACTGGGCATCCGAAAGTCTGACACACAGTTGTGGCATCGACATTTAGCTAAACATGCGCTGACCCTAGGGTTAGCGACGCTAGACGAATCGATGGCCTCCGACCTATGGGCTGCTGAAGCAGTCCGCTTTTTGCTCCAAAAGTCTCCCCTGTGGCTCGAACTACTTGAGACACTGAGGTGTAGGTGGATGGAAGTAGAAGGCAAGTGGGTGTTGTTGGAGAAGTTCTCCTCCATGGGAAACGGTTTTACGTTTCCACTTCAATCCATACTCTTCTACGCAATTACGCGAGAGGTATGCGGCGAAGATGCCATCATCTCAGTTTTTGGAGATGACATCATATGCCCTCAAGAGAAGGCACTTGATGTTATGGCAGCTCTTAAGTGGTTTGGCCACAAGCCGAATTACCAAAAGAGTCATCATGAAGGTGTGTTCCGCGAATCCTGCGGTGAAGATTTCTTCGCAGGCGTGGCCGTAAGGCCGCATTTCGTTGAACAGTGGCCTACCGAGCCTTTAGATTGGTACAGCCTTAGCAATGGTGTATTGCGTAGGGCTGGCCACCTTAGAGCATTCAGGCGGTTCGCCGTCTGGTGTGCTCGTCAGGTTCCTCTTGCGCACCGTTTCGGTGGTCCGGAGGAGCTTGGTGACTCGGTATTGCACGTTCTTGCACATCGAGGTAGGTTCCGCTTGCGGGACTCTATCAAGACATGCAAGGGCCTAAGGCATCTGCCCCGAAGGGTAGATGTGTGCCACTTCGACTCTAATGACTTACTCGCAACTGTGTTGCTTGGGGCGGTTTCTCTGTCCTATAGCTCCATGAAGGGCCGATCCCACGCTTACGCCCCCACGAGGGGGGTGAGCGGATGGAAATCGGGTTGGTTTACGGTGTTCGGGGAATAACACACCCCGTC